AACGCAATATAAATATATGAAAGCACAAAGCTGGTGTTTAGAAAATAATATGAAGATTTATATTGAGCCTATTAGTAAGGGAAGAAAACCAAATATCAGAATAGTAATAAATAATAAAGGAAAAATAATTAAAGGAGAAAAAATATATACCCAAGATAATAAGGTAAGCAAAGTCATTTATAATCTTTACTTACATTTATACGATAAATTTCATTAGTTTGTAATTTAGTTTTGTTTAGTCAAAAAGAGCTGTATTATACAATATGGCTCTTTTTTTGTTTATAATAAAAGAAGTATATGCAAATAAAGACTTTAAGGGATGTTTCTTTAAGAAACTATCAAACCCTCCAGCAAATCAAAAATCCTTCAAATGAGGACATTCTAATTAGCTTATTTGAGTATTCAATAGAAGAAATTAGAGATATGAAGCAAAAAGATTTAGATGCCTTAGCTATACATATCAAATCTCTATTTGAAAAAGAGAATGATTTGTGTAATATTTTACAAATCAACAACACAGAGTTTGGGTTTATTCCTAAGTTAGATGATATTACTTATGGAGAGAATACAGATGTTAGTAATTACATTAATGACTGGGAAACAATGCACAAGGCCATGGCAGTCTTATATAGGCCTATTACTGCAAAAATGGGGAATAGATATTCTATTGCAAAATATGAGGGAACAGATAAATACGCTGAGCTAATGAAAGATGCTCCTTTAGATGTTGTATTGAGTATGATTGTTTTTTTTTACAATTTAACGAACGACTTACTGAGTTGTATCCCGAGTTATTTACAAAAAACGATTCTAACGAAAGAGGTGTTGTCTCATACTTCCAAAGAAAATGGGGAAGATATAGCGAACTTTACACTCTCGCTCAAGGGGATTTGCGAAGATTTAACGAGATTACAGAACTATCCTTATTTAAATGTCTAACCTATTTAACATATACAAAAGAACAAGCAGATGCTGAACGAACATACTTCAAAAGTAAAATAAAAAAATAATTAAATGCAAGGATTTTATAATGTAACCGAAAAGATACAAGAAGCTCTACAAGATGAGCCTTTTGTTAATACAGTAACTTACGGAGATATATTTGATGTTGATTTAAAAAAACAGACCATATTTCCATTAGCACACTTCATGGTATCTAATGCTACTTTAGATGGCAATATTTGGCAATTCGATTTTGATTTATTAGTTATGGATTTGGTAGATGAAACAAAGAACTATCCTGATGCAACTACTGACCCTAAAAGACAAAACGAAAATTTTAGAACATTAAACAATGAGCAAGATGTTTTAAACACTCAGCTAGCAGTAGCCAATAGAGTACTTGAATTATTAAGGCGTGGAGATTTATATTCAGACTTATATCAATTAACACCTTCTCCTTCTTTACAGCCTTTTATGGATAGATTCGAAAATAAATTAGCAGGTTGGACAGTTAGCTTTTCTGTTAATATTCCTAATGATATGACTATCTGTTAATATGAAAAGTATAAGTGATGAATTAAGAGTGTTTGCTGCTAAGGTCATTAGAGAAGCAAGGAATAATATACAGAAAGATTTTAGACATCCCTCTGGCAATTTAGCTAATAGTATGACTTCAGGTGTGAATGTTACTAAAGATAATACTACTTTAATTTTCTGGATGAATGAGTATGGAATTTACAAAGACGCAGGAGTTTTTGGAGCTATGAAATCATCAACAGATAAAATGGAATGGGCAGTAAAGAATATTAAACAAAAAGGAAAAGACACCAATTCTGTTTTTTATACTGATACGATTAAAAGATTCTCTTATAAAGATAAAGCACCTAAGATGGAAAGCTTAGAGCCTTACATAAAAAGAAACAATATTAGATTTCGTACACCAAAAGGACAAAAAGGAGGAGGACAATATAGAAAAGGAAGTTATCAAACAATAGCTTATTGGATGGCTCAAAGAATATACGCTCAAGGATTAGCACCTACTTTATTTTTTACAAAGCCATTTTTAAAATACTTTACAGAATTACCTGATGGTGTGGCTAGGAATTACGCTTCACAGATAGAAGAAATATTAAAACAAAAACTAGAAAAAAATGGCTAAAATAAATGTAAGAAGCCCTTACTTCGTAAACCTTTCGACAACCAACTTAACAAGTGCAACATTAGAAGTCTTAATATATGGAGGAGCTGCTAATACGACTTGGGCAGGAAGCCCTCAATACACTTTAGAGGCAACAGCAATAGATGATAAAATATCTTTTGAAATAGCTGAACTAATCAAAGATTATATACCTGCATTGTTAGGAGGAGGAGCGACCATTGAAAACACTACTCTCTATGTAGATTATCAAGTAACAGAGTCAATATCTTCGGTGCCTCAAACACCAACTCAAGTCTTTGGATTGAGGGCTTTTTATGGTTATGGATATTTTCAAGATGAAGCAAACCCTCAGTTAGATGTTATGGCTTTACAGTCTAACATAACAATAATTAAAAATGCAGATGCGACAGTTACTATTCCTATTGATAATGAAAACATAACTACTTTTACTTATTTACTTAATTCAGTTGTAGTTTATACTTATAGTTATGTAGCTGGATTAAAAGTAGAAGACCAAATTGTTTATTTAACTAACACCACTTTAGGTGTTCCTTATGATGTTGATGAAGCACAAGTTACTGATGGAGTAGATACAACAACTATTACTATTCAAGAATATGAAGAATGTAAATATACTCCTTATATGCTAACCTTTATTAATAAGTTTGGAGCTTATCAAGAGATTTGGTTTTTTAAGAATTCTCAGCTTATGATGGGAACAACTAAGACAAGTTACAAAAGTAATATATTAGCTAATGGAAGCTATAAATTATACAACCCTCAAGTTAAATTATTATCTAAAAACGGTAACGAAGAATTAACATTAACTAGCGATTATTACCCTGAGGTTTACAACGAGATATTTAAACAATTATTTTTAAGTGAAAAAGTATGGATTGAATATGAGGGTAATTCATTAGGAGTTAATATTGAAAATAGAAATATAAAATATAAAACTACTTTAACCGAAAAGCTTATCAGCTACACAATAGATGTTTCTTTTGCCTTTGATACTATAAATAATATTAGATAAATGGACTTAGCTTTATATATTGATAATACAAGATTAGATTTATTCAAAGATGAATCAGTTACTATTAATGATGTGATACAAGACATTAAAGATATTAGCAAAGTCTTTGCACCTTATACTCAGCAATTTAGCGTTCCAGCTTCTTCAACTAACAATAAGATATTTAAGCATTATTATGATTTTGATATCATACAAGGGTTTGATGCTAGATTTAGAGTTGCTGCATCAATTAAATTAAATGGTGCTGATTGGAAGACAGGAAAAGTCCAACTGACTGGGGTTAAACTTAAAAACAACGCTCCTAACAGCTATAAGCTCGTGTTTTATGGCAATACTTCTAGTTTGAATGAAATATTCTCAGGACAAGAATTAAGCTCCTTATTTCCTTTAAATGCTTATGACATCAATCAATCGCTAGATATTCAATATGCTTTCCAAAGTGGCTTAACCTCAACAGGTGTTATTGCCACAGGACTAACCGATAGAAATGTAGTTATTCCTTTAATTACTTTACAGAATTATTATCAATATGTTACCTCTACAATATCTACTCCTAATCTCTATGATGTTAGTTTTTCTGATTTACAAAAAGAATTAAAACCAGCTATCAAAGTTAAAAGAATAATCGAAGCTATACGAGACCAATACGATATTGAATTCAATATGGTTAATGAGGGAAGTATTGTTTCTTTCTTTGGTTGTGATATGTTTGAAGAATTATACTTATGGCTACATAGAGAAAAGACAGCATATACAGACCCTTCAGATGCTACAAAGCATTATGGTATCAATTTTAATTTAAGAGCTAAAAAACTAACCCTAAGCGATTATACATATATAGGAGGAAGTGGAGATGTATTAACAGCAGGGACTTTAGTTGTACCTCAAGGAGAAAGCTATTCTTTGAGGTTTAGATTTGTTCAGTCAGGTGGTAGCGCAGGTACACCAATTGAATTAATCGTAAGAGATAAGAATACAAATGAATTGCTGTTTAGTAAAAAAACAGTCTCAGTTGCATCTCCTACTCCAACCAATATAACTATAGCAGATTTAACAAGTGGAACACTAGAGGAAAGAATATACGACTTAGAAATAAGATTTAACAACAATACAGGGTTGGCTGTTGCTTTTCAAACACAAAACACCTATCCAGGTGCTTTTGGATTAGAAATAGATAAAACAGTAAACGCTACAATTACACAACATTTTTACGGTAATACATATTTTGCTATGACAGGAAATGTTTACATACAAGACTACTTACCTAAAATGAAAATAATTGATTTCTTAGCTGGGTTATTTAAAACCTTTAACCTAACAGCTTATACTCTGCCAGGGTCAGATAAAATATATGTTCAGACTTTTGATGATTTTATGACACAAGGAACAACTAGAGACATTACAAATTATGTGGATACAAGTAAGAAAGCAGTAAACAGACCAATTCCTTATTCTCAAATAGATTTCACTTATGGAGAAGCAGTAACTAATTCTTCTTTAAGGTTTTTAAATAGTTTTGGTCAGCAGTTTGGTAACCTTAATTATTCAGCTCCTGATGATTTTCAAGGACAAGCCTTTAATCTTCAAGCACCTTTTCAACATAGCGTATTAATTAATCCTAATTTATCAGATAATATATATGCGTGGTGGTGTGATGCAGAGGGTAAAACTACATTAGGAAGCCCTTATTTGTTTTTTAATCATGTTAAAGATGCAACAGCAAATCCTATTACTCTAGCAGGTTGGACTCAGTATATGTGTCCTTCAAATGTTACAGATGATGAAAACCATACTTTAAATTTTGGAGCTGAGTATGATGAATTAAATGGAGTAGTAAATACCAATAGTTTGTTCTCTAGGTTTTATACTCAGTATATTGTTCAGCTTTTTGAAGAACAAGCAAGAATAATACAAATACAGGCCTACTTACCATTAGATATATTATTAAGCTATACATTAAACGATACGATAAGAATATCAGGTAGAGATTACTATATCAATAAAATTAAAACAAATCTATTAACTAAAAAAGCGACATTAGAATTAATCACAAAAACTAATTCTTATACAGCAAGTGTATTAACATGATAGTATTAAAATTATTAGCCTTAGATGATTTTGTAAGGCAAACAGAAAACATAGAAATAGCAAAAGGGAAACATAAACTTCCTGAGACAATAAAAGAAGCTTACCAACTTCATAAAAGAGAGATATTATGGCAATTAAGAAAGTAATAACAGTAAGTGCTGACACGGCAGAAGCACAGAAAGAATTTGATTTATTAGAAAAAAATATTCAAGAAGCTGATGACCAAGTTGTAAAGCTAGAAAGACATTTATTAGAATTACAAAAGGCACAGAGCAAACAAGGGTCTGGGTCAGTTGAATATAAAAGATTAGGCAAAGAAATTAAGAAAGTTAACCTTCGACTTAAGGAAGAAAAAATGGACTTAAAGGAGCTTAAAAAAGAAAAATCAAAAAATTTAAAAATTACTAAAGACCAAACCAAAGCAACTAAAAGTCAAGGGGATTCAATGGGGCTTTTAAATAAATTAACAGGAGGTTTAGCAGGTAAAATGAAAAATGCTTATACCTCTGTATTAACTATGGTTAAAGGAATGAATCTTTTAAGAATCGCTGTAATTGCTACAGGAGTTGGTGCTTTAGTTATTGCTGTGATTTCTCTGATGCAAGCGTTTACTCGTAGTGAGAAAGGACAAGACATGTTTGCTAAAGGTATGGCAATGATTGGAGCAGTAGTGAATCAAATAATGGACTTATTTGCTGAGTTTGGTGAGGTATTAATTGATGCTTTTAAAAACCCTAAAGAAGCGTGGGAGTCTTTTAAAAAGAGCCTGCAAACTGGTTGGGATTTTATCAAGGCACAAATTGTAGATAGATTTCAAGGAAGTTGGGCAGTTTTGACAGGTAATATCGAAGCAGGAATTTTAAAAATGCGTATTGCGTGGAATGAATGGACAGGAGATGCTGAAGAAGCCCAACAATTAACAGAAGAACTAGAGAAAGTACAACAAAAAGTAGAAGAAGGAGAAGCGGCTATAAAACGAGCAAATCAAGTTAAAGAGTTTGTGGCAGAAACGGAAAAAGAAATAGAGATAGCTGCATCTATTGCCGACAAAAGAGCAAAAGCTCATAAAATGGAAAGGCAATTATTAATAGATACTGCTAAAGACAGAAGAAAAATAAATGAGTTGAGGTTAAAAGCTGAAGATAGAGAAAAGTTTTCTGCAACAGAAAGAATAGAAATGTTGCGAGAAGCACAAGCTTTAGAGGATAAATTAGCGGCTGATAAAATAAAAGCAAAACAACTTGTTATTGATGCTTTAAAAATGGAGCATGCGATGGGAAAAACATCTAAAGAGTCTAAAGATGAGTTAGCACAACTTGAAGCTGAATTAATAAATTTAGATACTAAAAAATTAAGAGGTAAAAGATTACTTCAAACACAAATTACTACTGCAGTAAACCAAGAAAAGGCAGCAAAAGAACAAGAGATAGCAGATGAAGAAGCAGCAATCGAAAAGAAAAAAGAACTATTACAAGGATTTGAAGACTTCAAAAAATCTTTAAAACAAGCAGAAGCTAATACTCAAGAAGAGAAATTTGCATTAGAATTAGAAAAGATTGATGAAGAATTTTTAATACTACAAGAAAAAGCATTAGAACAAAGAGAATTAGGATTGATGACAGACCAAGAGTGGTTTGATTATGTAGCTCAAATTGATGAAGCTAATGAGATAGCATTAACTGAAGCTGATGCTAAACATCAAAAAATACGAGCCGACCAATCAAAGAAAGCAGAGAAAAAAATCTTAAATGATAAGATTAACACAATGCAAGAAGAGGAAAATCTGAGACAAGAGAAAATGGCACAAGCTAACAACTTTTTTCAAGGCATGCAAGCCCTTTCAGAATTAGCAGGAAAGAAAGGAAAAGCTTTTGCAATAGCTCAAATTGTAGTAGAACAAGTGTCGTCTGTTTCTAGGATTATCTCAAACTTAGGAATAGCAAACGCTAA